CCTTGCATTAAAATTGTATTGTTTAAAAATCTTGGTCTCTCATACCTTGCAACACGGTCTGTATTATAGAAAATAGAGTTATCTGCATTGGTCTGGAATACACCATTTGCTGTTCCTGTTGCGTTTATTATATCGTCATCATTAGCATCTAGTGGTACAGAAATTACTGGAATTGCTATTGAAGAAGTGGCCGTATGGTATTCCCAGTTTTCTCCTTGTGTAAATGCAAAAACTGTTTTGCTGTCTTGTGCTCCAGCAGATGGATTAGATCCTGCAGAGTATAAGCCTACCTCTGTTATTTCATATCTTTCTTCTGTAGGTAGTTCTGCGGTAAGTACAATTTTATCAATACCGTTTTCGTTTACAAAGCCTCTTGAAGAAATTGGAACTCTGAACATTTCAAAGTCAAGGTTTTCTTTTGTTGCAAAGTTATCGGCAACAACTTCTGTTTGAAGCGGGATGGGGCCGCAGCCAACGGCTAAGTATGAGGCGTAAGCGGGTGCCTGACCAAGCATATATTTTCCAATAATGCTCTTACCTTTATTAGTTATCATGACGTAGTTGCTCCAAAGTCTGCTTCATATATTGTACCATTTAACGACACTTCAACCTCAAAAAGTTCATCTTTGTTTAAATTAACTCCCTCAATAATTAGATCTCCAGTTACATCGTCAAAATAAACATTTGAACCGTTTGGCCCATTGCCTTCAACAGGTACCTTCTCTTCAAACTTTATAGGAAAGTTAGCAAAGTACTTTTCAGAGGTAGCCTGTAATCCAAGAATATTGTTTGGGTTATACTTTTGTTGAATTAGACCAAGGTTTTTGATTGGGGTGTAAGATATTTGCTGTCCATTAATAATGTCGTTTCTAGCAATATTTATTAATTCGTGACCACCAATATCCTCAAAAATTAAATCAGCCATTATCTCAATAGACATAGAGTCATCATTAAATAACACTGTATCTATCGGTGCTGTTTTTACTGGATTTGCTGGCATCTTATTTGAAACAGACGTTGATGCTGGTGTTTGCGGAGTTGCTGATACCATCTTATACCTCACTTAAATAAATTGTCATGCTTGGTCCAGAAACAGACCTAGCGTATTCTATATTATAAATAACAAACCTTGAAGTATTAGAAGCAACTAAATCAAGTCCTGATGAATCTTTATAGTCTACTGTGACTATGTCTCCAAGTTGCAAGGTTGGTATACTAAATAAATTAATTCCAATAGATTTTTTTGGAACCATAACTTTGTTTATGATCCAGCCAAGCATGGCTTCTGCATCATCCTGTGTTTGTATGTATGTACTATCAATACTGAATTCATTTTTTCCATATGTTAGTCTACTTAATTTGATTTCATCGTACCTTGATTTTTCAACTAATGGAGAATAAGTAAGTGTGCTGCCAACCAACTCTGGGTCGGATAAGTTACCACGTTTTTTAAAGAACTCATCTACGGTTAATTCATGAGTTGTATCTTGGGTAAAAGTAACTCCTTGAATTCTTAAAAAGTTTCCAGTTGTTTCGTCTAGGTTTAAGGCTTTGTCTGTTGAGTTAAAGATTAAGAACTCGGCACCATACGAGTCTGCATAAAATCCAGAAGTTGTATATCCCTTTGTGTTGTTAAACGTTGGAGACAGTTGTGCATAAAGTGCTGGGTATGCACGATCATACTTAATGTCAAAGTATGCACACTCACGCATAATAGAACCAAATTCTTCAAAATACATATTGTAATTTGGTGGCTGCTGGGAACTTATGCCAGACAGGTATGTTGATTGTACAACACCGCTCATTGCATATTTTCTAAAAGACTCATTGACATCAACTTGGGCATCACCAAACTGCTTTGATAATGTTTCCCCTACAACAAAGGATGTATTTTGGCTATAATTTTGTGATAAAGCATAAATGTTTTCAAACATACACTTAGAGGATCCACGAACAAATAAAGCCATATTGTTGTAGACTGGAAGAGGATCATTGTCATCTAACACCTTAATAAGTTGATTATTTATGTATAAATAAAATCTTCTAGTTTTTCCAATGTCTTGATACTCTACTGATAAGTCATACACTGTTGAATTTTCTTCAACAGCCATTCTTTGTTGTCCAGAAAATTTACCATCATCTACAAGTATTTTTGCCAAGCCTCCCCAAAGTTTAACTGGGATTGCATTGGTATTGCTAGAATCTTTTTTAATTTTATAAAACACAACATTGTTAATTGAATACTCTGCCTGATTTTCTTTATTTAATTTTAAATAAGGAGTAATGTTATCTTCAGTTAAAGCAATTATCTCAAAATAATATCCATTGTTTGTTTCTGGATTTAACAAAACTGCAAGACCTCCAGAGCCTCCACCAATGTTTACGTTCTGGTCTGGTTGGCTTCCACTAACCTGATAATAAGGAATACTGCCAATTGCTGTTTGAGTTGATGCAATGTTATTTTCAATTTTACCTACAATACGCATTCTTGTTCCAAAATGTCTATAGGCATTATCTAGGTTTTTATAAACATATGAAACAAAGTTTAATGGTGTTTCTGTAGTTTTAAATGATGGTCCGTTAAAGACCAAAGCAGATGATTGAATTGTTCCAGTTTGTGTTGATAATAAACCATTAATGTCTGTGTCTGTTAAATCGCTTGTTGCCATAAAGTTTTTAATTATACTATTTCTTGTTGACTGGCCTGCAACTGTATTGTTAACTCCTGCTGCACCAGTTGTTGTTGCTGGCAAACTTATGTTTTCATCTAGAGTGGTTGTAAATAGGTATTGAGTTTTCATGTCAACACCACGGACATTAGTGTTGTCAGTCCAATAAGTATTTATTCCAGCATAATGATCTGTTATCTTTGTTCCGAACTGACCGCGGCCATGGTCAACAACCGCTCCATTCTGAAGTCTAGTTATTCCATTAACTGTTTCATAGTATGGGGTTGAGTATATTCTTACTAATCCCGTTGGATATATCTTTCCATTAAATGGAATAGATGCAAAATATTTTTGATACTCTTGGTTACTGCTAATCCACACATTTCCAACACCTGTTACGCTAAATTCTGCGGCATCGTATTTAATAATTTCACCATTAGAATACAGGTACCCGTTGTATCGTGTTAGCCAATAAACGTTTTCTCCAAGATCAATTATGTTATTTATTACGACATGCCCTGAAACTGTAGGGGCAGCAGCAACAATATTAGAATTTAACGGCATGGCTCCAAGAACATAACTACCTTGCTTTGACGCTAATTCGTTTATAGTTTTTGTTGAGTCTGTTCCAGCAACTTCCCACAAAAGTGATGGCTTATATATCCATGTTTTTTCTTTATCAATCATACTTGACTGCTTTATTGAACCATAAGATCTTTGAATATATCTTGTTGTGTAGTTAATTTTTCCATCATTGTAAACCTTTTTATCTTGTGATGCAATAGACAAAATGTTTGGAAGTTTTCCAGATGTGGCATTTTCTATTACGCCAGAGTCTGTCTGATTATTTGATCCAGAAACAACAAAGGCTGTTGCTCTTTGTGCCAAAGTAGGCATTAAATAGTCTTTGCTCATTACAACAAAGTTATTGTACTCATCAAAAAACATTGCGGTTTGTGTTGATACGGCCAGTTGATTTAAAACCTCTGCAACGTTTTGGTCTGGAGCAATAAAGAAGTACGGAATAATTGGATCATTCTCTCCATCAACTCTTTTAAATGTATAATTACTAAATCCAATATAGTCAAGTAAAAGCGATATAGCATAACTTAAAGATGTTTGTGTGGTCAAAAGTCTTGGGGCAGGCATTGACTCTAAGAAAAAATAAAAATCTCTTAACTCTAAAGAAAGAGTTGCACCAGTAACATCTGCTTGTGGAAATCCTTCTGAGTATAATGTTTTAATAGGAACTGAGTATTCGTCTCCCTGAACATTAAAAATTGACTCGTAAAAAAGAAACTTAATATTTTTTCTAATGTAAGCAGATACAATACTGGCAGTATTATTTTCATTAAAGGCTTGGTCATCATCAAATAAAGACAAAGATCCAGTTGAGGCAAGTAATTGTCCTACTGGCAAAGATGTTGTTCCTATATCTGATAAAATCTTTTTAATGTTAAAGTCAATAACCTTATCTGAAATATTTACAACAAGTCTAGGAGACATTTCAATTAAATCAAAAGTACAATCAAACTTGTTCATGGTTTCTACAACAACTCTAATGCCACGGATATAGGCAAACTCTCTGTATGTTGTCAGGTTGTTTGCATTGTTGGTAAATAATTCTGGGCTTGTTAGGTCTGTAACTAGTTTTGTTGAACTATTTAAAACTCCAGACCCAAGAATCCATCCGTATTGTGGAATAAATGTATTATATTCTTCATTTGCTTCATCCCAAATATAAAATAAACCACGTTCGTTTTCATTTTCAATTACAAGATATGCGTAACCACCAATTGAGTCTTCTGGAAGCAGGGTGCTAGATGATAGTTTTTCTGCAAATGTAAAGTTTGTTTTATATTGATCTGGGATCTTGAGTCCATACTCTAACTCAACATATCCGTCTTCTGAGATAATTGCTGTGTCATCATCTCTAAGAGAGTTTTCATCAAATGAGTAAGCATCAGTCCAGTCATTATTATTTAAATATTGAATCTTCCATCTAACTGGAGTTGTTTTATTTGTTACTCCGTATAGTGGATCGCCCAATGATCCAGACTGAGTTATCATAGTTCCCATGTTTACTGTGCCAACATTTGTTTGCATTTTTACAACAAGCCTATTTGCTGGAACAGCATTTTTATAAACAACAAAAGGAACTGCATCGTCAATATAGTTAAGAGAATTTAATATATTTTTTGCAACTCCTCTTTCAATGTTATCTTCAGTTCTAAAAGATGACCAATACTTAAACTCATCATATCGTGACGGCATATAGTATCTTGGTCTAAGAGTCATTGATGCTCCAGAGTTTGCAAGATATCTATTATTAAAATAAGAGGCTTTGTTAATTCCAGATCTAGGTCTAAAAGGTTTTACGCAATCCTCTAAAGAATAAAGCATTTTAACTTTTTCTTTAGTTGATGTAAAAAGTTGTGGGACTTCTAAGTTTGTATATCCACCATCAATAACTACGTCTGCATCTGTTGCACCAGTATAATAATTTCCAGCATCTAAGTTATCAAAAGTTATAGGAAGTGTCTTGTAGGTAACATCTGAGCCTAGAGGTCTATACCTATAGTTGCCCAGTTTATAAATATTATCTGGCATATTCATGTTCCACTCAGCCAAGACTAATGACTGAAGGCTTACGGTTGACGATGTTTCTAAATGCGTCTTTAATGTTTCACTAACAAACATTTAGACCTCTTCCAGTGTTACCGAAATATTCCAAAGATCGTGATTTGACCCACCACGTTTTACAACAGAATAATTAAAGTCTGCAATATATACCTGCATAATTTGGTTATATTGAGCAAGATGTCCATAGTCTGCATCGGCCTTACCAAAGTTTGAGTATTTGTCATATGCCATAAACATCCAAAAAGGACCTGTATGGTTTTCATACCAGTCAAGCAGTTCTACTCCGCCTGCTCCACCATCTGCTGTAAATTCACTTGTAGTCTTTTTCTCAGGGGATAAACCAGTAGCCAAAAACCCTGCATCCTGATAGTATGACCTTGATGGTAAATTATTCCAGGAAACAGACATTGTTAGTTTATCTGCTATGTGATATGAACGCATACGTCCATTAATGGTTCTTTGTCTTTGTTCTATTCTTGTGGGGGTAAAATTTAATTCCCCCCGATTATGGTCTGAAAGAATAAGAAATTGAT